ATGTCAAAGTTGAAGTGTCAAAACAGTAGCGACGGAGAAGCGGCAACCGTCGCTCAAGGAAACAGCCGCACCAAAGGTTGAAGCCTCGCCTACACCTCAAAAACCTGCTGTGGAGGCAGGGCGTGTAGGCGGCTGCGAAAGGTTTCAACCTTTACTTGAGAAATACGACTGGGACGTACGCACTATGTTAGCGATTATGAGAGCTGAAAGCGGATGCGATCCGAATGTGACAGGCGACACGAGCCTGACATTTACACAAAACGGTCGAACATATGGTTATTCAGTCTCGCTATTTCAGGTAAGGATTTTACCTGGACGAGAACACTGTGATAGTCATGATCCGGCTACAAATATTGCCTGTGCCTATCACGTTTGGCGAGGGCAAGGGTATAAGGCGTGGTCAGTGTATACGAGCGGAAAATATCTCAAATATCTATAAGAAACGGAGGGGTAAAATGGATGATCCATTTACGATATGGTCAGACGATCTTGTGCCTGGAATGTTAGCTAGGACTATCGTAAAAGATGAGCAGCGCGTCATCGAATTTGATTTGATGGGACATGCAAAAGCCATAGTTGGTGTTGGTAGACATAGCAATGGCAAAAAATGGGCTACAATTTACGAACATGAAGCCGAGAATGATTTGCAAGAAATGGTCCTACTACAATCAATTTTCTATCACTACAAAGTGCATGGCTTTGATTGCGGATATTCGTTTGCCGGTACGACGAAACTAAAAGGTATTTTGTACCGCATTGGGCTTAAGGAAAGAGAGGAATACAAAAGTGTTTATGATTTGGAAAAAAATAAAACTACTGCTTAAGCCAGAAGATTCTTTTTCTGACACTAAAGACGTATTTCAGAGTAAACTGTTTAATCGTCATATTTATTTTGTTCAGTGGTTTGACTACAAAGGTCGTATGCGGAGAATTTATTGTCAAAACCGCCGAGCCGCCCGGTTAGTGAAGAAGTCTCATAAACGACATCATGCCGAAATTATAGAAATCGTATTGGATAGGGGCTATATCTTAAGAGAGAGGATTGTGTATTAAAGATGGATAACAATAAAGATTTTGCTGATAAAATACAGTATTTTGCAGCGGGTGTTTTAGTAATCTTGACAGCATTGGTGTTCACGGTGCTGGGTGCGGCTATTGTTAAAGTATTAATTTGGGTTATTGGCTTATAGATATTGAGAGAAAAGAATGTACATACTGATTTGGATACTATTCATAGTGCTAATTCTAATTCTTGTAGCTATCTCAGAGTACAACATAGCTAAACAAGACAAAGAATGGCTAAAAGAGTTCAGGAAGGATGATATATGGAAAAAGGAGGAAAAGACGTGGAAAAAGAAGTAAGACCTTATTACGAGGATGATTATCAATCACTAGATGAAATGAGTACTATCGACCTTCTAGAAATGAAGGACACTGCTCTAGAAGAATTAAATGAGCGAGAACATATTATTCATCGAATTAATCAAATACTAGATAGCCGAATCGAAGGCGAGCGACCTAAGTTGGCTAAGGAGTAAGTATGAAACGTTATAAACTACTTAAAGATTTACCAACATTCAAAGCTGGACAGTTGGCATATATATCTAAAACAGGAAATCTTATTGCTGGTACTCCAGAAAATCAAGAGACCACAGAAACGGGCTTAATAATAATGATTTACCACGAAACTACTCTGAAAAAGTTTCCGAATATTCTCACAGAGTGGTTCGAGGAAATGGAAGAACCGACAGACAGTATTTACTGGAAGCCAAATAATGGTGATGAATATTGGTACATAGATGATTGTGCTGGTATTTATCGTGACCGCTGGGATGATGAATCTATCCATTTCTCGCGTTACTCGCTTGGCTTGATAAAACGCACCAAAGAAGAGTGCGAAAAAGCCCGCGACCGAAGGCTAGCCGAAGTCAGACTACGCCGAACATCAGACTTTAAGCCAGACTTTGAAAATGGAAACGGCGGCTGGCTTGTCGGCTACGACCACGAGGACGATAGGCTACTCGCTGTACCTATTGATTATATTGACTACGGCGAACCTGTACGCTACGCAACCGAAGAAGAAGCTAAAAGGTCTATCAGTGAAAACAGAGAAGATTGGTTAGCTTATCTCGGAATTAAGGAGGACTAAAAAATGGCAGGAACCAAACAGGGCGGATTGAAAGCCGCTCAGAAAAACCTAGCGAATAATCCTAACTTTTACGCAGAAATCGGCGCAAAGGGCGGAAGAAACGGTAAAACGGGAGGATTTGCACAAGATATTGAATGCGATTGCGACTTAATCGACGGTCCTCACTTCGTAAAGAAGTGTGCTGGTAAAAAGGGTGGTCGTATAAGTAAACGAAAGTAAACGGGTACAAATCGTACCCAGTTGAAACCAATTTCCCCACTTGGGAAAAATGGTTTAGAACATTAACAATTCAACCGTAGAACTGGACAGATGACCGTTTTGCCCACCCAGGTCGTCTGTTCAACTGGTAGCATGAGTGTCTAGGCTTTTCATTTGCCTATAGAATTGAGCGCAGGTGGAAATCGGCTCAATCTGGTGCTATCAACTGGCAACATCAAACCTTAAAGTAATTAACTCACTTAATGATATACAAATTGGTGTTGTCAACTGGCTATATAAGTGGCGGAATAGGTAGACGCTATCTTGAAAATAAGTACCTAATCATGAGCTTAGGGGTATCTGCTTATTGATAGAAAGCTTCGTAGCATGTGATGTGACTTTACGAAACCTAATTCCCTCGAATGTGAGGAAATTAAAACTCGTCAAATCATCACCTTATATAGCCAACACTGGTAACGTGTTCGGGGCGTGAGGGCGGTGCGAGCAATCAGCCGCTTAGCGCGCCATCGGTGTCCTCCTTACAGGTTGCCAGCACCAGTTATGCGGTTGAAAGTATAATATATAGCTAAATAGGAGGGATTGTATGTTTTCAATACATCCAATAGAAGTGATGTGGGCACAAGCCCCAGAGGAAATTAAATTAGAATTAGCACTAAATCTCATCACAGCAATTCTTAAAATATCAGATGGTAGACGCGCAGAGATTACGCTTGATGATGGCAAATACGAGATTGTACTTAATAAGCTAGATTGAGAAACGAAATGGAAACATTAGTTTGGATTTTACAAGCAGTACCGCACGCTATTTTTATCACTGGCTTAATCGTAGCTGGGCATTGGGCAATTAAAAAAATTATTAAGGCGGTAAAGGAATACGACAATGCCTAGAATTAAATCAGCAAAGCGTTACAAGGTATGGGGAACCAAGGGTTTCTGTTGTAAGTTTGAGGACGGATGTAAAGCTGTATATGTGATGGCTAACCGAGTATTTCGTAGAAAAACTCGACAACATCTTAAGCTTGTTAAAAATGGAAGGGAGATAGAATAATGACCCCTAAAATCGAATGGTGTAATTGGGTATTTGACTATGTAGATACCAATAAATGGATGGTAAAGCGTGATTGTTGCGATAACGAGATATTGCTTGTCCGAGGCGATAGTAAAAACTGGAACGCATATCAGGCATCGCTAAAACCGTATCCATTAGGAAGTTACCCTGACGCCGGCTCAATGTGTCCCAATTGTGGTAAATTTGTAAACGGAGTTAATCCGTATGACGATGGTGAAACGTGGATAAGAGTCAATTAAATCACTAATTTTGTGGACATAGAGAAAGGAAATCAATGAAACAAATCACAGTCATAGACGCTAGCAGCGATATCAAAAACAAACTCCCAAAAGAATACAGAAACATGAAAGTGAGGTTCTTTCAGTATAGTCTAGATGCGTTTTATTATAAAAATGATGACATATCTATTCTCGCCGATTGTGAACATGTAGGAGGCGACAATTGTTATCCTCAAGAGTTGCTATACGAAGAGACCGTTGAAGAGTTATTCAACAGTAATAAGTGGAGTATGTTTATTGTATTCGACAAACGTAAGGATGACAAAGATGAATAATCGCAAGAGAGAGCTTATTGAACACTTAGTAAGGTCAATTGACTATACAAAAGAAAGAATATTGTATTGGGAAAGGCTTAGAACGAGAGAAAGCTACGACATTTTTGTACGATTGAACGAAAGCGACAAAGAGAATGAACTAGTCAAAGTCGAATACAAAGACGATATCGTAAAGCGAATTATCGATGACTACAAGCGAAGCTTCAAAGAATATGACAAAGCACTGGACGAGCTGCTGGAGGAGAAATAATGACAGACGAAGATTTAATGGCTCTTATCAAGGTTATTGTAGACAATCTATCTTTTAAGATTGGCGATTTAACTCTGATGTACGAGCACAAGCAAGTCGATCCAGACGATTTTTGCAAAGAAGTCAGTTTCATAAAGAGCGATTTTGTCGAAAGTATTATGGATTTGATTAGAGAGCATGAGGAGTTGTTGGAGGAGAAATGATGACGAAGATTAAATTCGATATCGTGGGTCAGGTTCCTAGTAAGAAGAATAATAAACGGATTTTGAAAAATTCACGCACTGGTAATAGATTTATTGCCAACAGCGAGAAATTTAACAATTGGCA